GATTGGAATTTTAAAAGACAACCTAACGGAAAGTATGAGTTAGATTATTTAAAAATAAGAGAGGAAGTTGATAAAGATAATGGAACATATATGAGGGTTTGGTATCCTGACAGGATTGATACAGTTTATATGCCTGAAAGAGAAGAACCTGTTGTAATAGATACTGCCGATAATCTGATTGGCAAAATACCAGCAGTTATTTTATACAATTCCAAAAGTCACAAAAGAGGGATTGGTCAATCAGACCTAACCGACATAGCTGATTTACAAAAAGCTATTTACAATGAATATTCAGAGATAGAACAATTAATAAGATTATCAAACCACCCGTCATTAGTTAAAACAAATAGTGTTAATGCTTCTGCTGGTGCTGGTGCAATTATTGAAATGCCTGAAGAAATGGAACCAAATTTAAAACCTTATTTACTTCAACCTAATGGTTCTAATCTAAACTCAATTATGGAGTCTATTGAAAGCAAAGTTAATTCAATAAATAGGATTGCTCATATTGGTGCAGTTAGAACTACAAAGACACAAGTGAGTTCAGGTATAGCTTTACAAACAGAATTTGAATTACTTAATGCTAGACTATCTGAAAAAGCAGATAATTTAGAAATAGCAGAAGAACAATTATTTAGATTATATGCACAATTCCAAAACGTAGAGTTTGATGGAGAGATTAATTACCCTGACTCATTTAACATCAGAGATTATGCAAGTGATCTTATGTTCTTCCAACAAGCTAAAGCATCAGGTGTTGAATCAGCTACACTTATGAAAGAGATTGATAAAGAGATAGCAAGAGCAGTAGTTGATAATGATGAGAAGCTAAACGAAATCTTTACAGAGATAGATACTAAACCTGAGGTGGGTTCTTTTACACAAGATGAACCACAACAAGAAGATCAAGAAGTAGAGCAAGAAGAAATTTAGATGAATGGCAGATATAGTACAAGAAGCAACAGAGTATCGTATCAAGCAGATAGAACTTGCTGAAGCTAAATATTACAAAACCCTTACATCAACATTAGATCGTATTGAAAGAGAAGTAGTATCATTAGCCAATAGAGATTTACCTACACAAGATGGTAAGCTTATACAATTACAAGCGGCAGTTGCTATTAGACCTAAAATAAAACAAATCATAGATGCAGAATATTTACCTTTTGCAGATCAGGTTGTTAGAGAGGGTTTTACTAAACAAGCAAAGCGAATACAAAAAGCTTTTAAAAGAATTGGTAATATTCCTGTCGAGTTTCAAGAATTAACTAAAGGTGATCTAGCATTAATACAAAATTTAAAGCAACAATATTACACACAATTCAAAGACGTATCTAATACCTTTACTAGAAGATTATCAGAAAAAGTTTATCAGAATACTCTAGTTGGTTCAGACTTTGCAGATTTAGAAAAAGAATTAAGACAAACTATCAATGGTATTTATGCTAGTTCAGATGACGTAGAAGCGAATCGTTTAGTTAGCTTTATAGAAGATAATAAGTTCAAAAGGTCTATGCAAGTGAGAGTTGATAAAGCAGTTCAAAAGCTACAATCTAAATTTGCTAGAGATCGTGCTGGAGAGAATATGAAAAGATACGCTGGTCAGATATTAAACGACTCTTTACGAGACTTTGATGCTACTTTAAACTTCAATAAATCTAATGACGCTGGTTTAACTTTTGTAAAATACTATGGAGATGTAATACCCACAACACGAGAGATTTGCAGAAATCTTGTAAATGGTGTAATAAAATCAAAGAGAAGTGATGGTCTTTTTACGATTGATGAAGTTAGACAAATATGGTCGTCAAGAAGCTGGTCAGGGAAAAAGTCGGGAAATCCTTTAGTAGTTCGAGGTGGTTATAATTGTCGTCATCAATGGAGTTACGTCAATCCTGATTGGTATGATAGTAGCGGTGAACTAATAATATAGGAGTAAAAATGTCAGAAGATAAAACACAAGAAACTTCAGCACCCGTTGAAGCTAAAGAAGAAGTAAAACAAGAACAACCAAAAACAGAGTCTAAATCTTTCACACAAGAACAATTAGATAATATCGTTCAAGCTAGACTAATGGCAGAACGTAAGAAGTATGAAAGAAAAATGGAAGAAGAAGATAAGCAAAAAACAGAACTTCTAAAACAAAAGCAGTTAGAAGAAGCTAAATCTAAATCTGAAATTGAAAAGCTTATGAAAGAAAGAATAGCTGAAAAAGACTCTGAAATAACAAGATATAAAACAGAAATCAAAAAAGAAAAAATTGATAATTCTATTCTATCTGTTGCGTCAAAGAATAATGCAATCAATCCTCAACAAGTCGTTCAATTAATTGAGAAAGAAGTAAAATTAAATGATGATGGAAGAATTGAAGTGCTTGATAATAATTCAAATATTCGATATAACGCAAAAGGAGAACTTTTAACGATAGAAGATAGAGTTAAAGAGTTTTTAGATACGAACCCACACTTCCGCAATGCAACAGTACAAGGTTCAGGAAGTAAAGCAAGTATCGGTGGTAATACTGTAAAACCCTTAAACATTCAGGACTTAGACCTTAATAAACCCGAAGATCGTAAAGCCTATTCAGAATATAGGAAGAAGCGTGACACAGGTGCTATTAAGATTAACTTAAACAATTAAAATATAAAGGAAACAAACAATGGCAAACGAAAGCACAAGTTCTACACTATCGGAACTATACACAGAGATAGTTGCAGAAGCTCAATTTGTTGCACAGGAACAATCCATTATGAGAAATCTTGTAAGAAATTATGCGATCTCAGGTGGCGGTAAAGCGGTAGAAGTACCAATTTATGCGGCAGTTTCTGCGGCGGCAGTATCTGAAGCTTCTGATTTATCAAACACAGCGATTGACCCATCTTCTGTTACAATAACAGCATCAGAAGTTGGTGTTATGACAACTCTAACTGATTTAGCAAGAAACTCTGCTCCAAGAAACGTAGCGGCAGATATTGGTAGATTATTCGGAGAAGCAATCGCAAAAAAACAAGACACAGATATGACAGCATTATTTGATGGTTTTTCAACAGCTATCGGAGATGGAACAGAAGCTATTACGGCGGCTAAAGTATTCCAAGCGGCTTCCGATTTAAGAGCGGCGGCATTGAATATCAATGAGTGTGCTGTAGTCTTACACCCTAAAATCGCTTTTGACTTAAAAGCTAACATAACTAATACATTTGCAAATTCAAACGCAAACGATTTAGCTAACGAAGCTTTAAGAAGTGGTTTTGTAGGAACATTAGCTGGTATGAGAGTATTTGAAACTTCAAATATGTCTAATTCAGGTAATGCGGGTGACTATAAAGGTGCGGCATTCCACAGAGATGCTTTAGCAATGGCAGAAATGCAAGGGCTAAAAGTAGAAACTCAAAGAGATGCTTCATTAAGAGCAGACGAGATTGTAGCGACAGCAGTATATGGCGTAGGAGAAATCCACGATTCATATGGTGTTGAGTTACATTACGACTCATCAGTTCAGTAATAATTGATTTCTTGTGGGGTAGAAATACCCCACGAGTCTAACAGGAGAATATATGGTAAAAATGAAAATTGAAAAATCAGCAACAATAAAATTAAAAAAGGGTAACAGAGTAATAGAGAGAACTTTGATAGACTATAATTCAAACAAAAGAATATGGGAAATAAGAGGTTTCAAACCCGTTCAAGATGAGGTAAAAGTAGAAAATAAGGTTGATAACAAAGTTGTTAGTTTAAAACCAAAGAAGAAAACAAGGAAAAAGAAATGAACGAGTGGATTATATTTAAAATTAGAAAATGGTCGAAATGGGTTTGGGTAAAATCTAAAAATAACCCAATGTACTCTATACCAATAGCAATAATAATTATAATTATATTAGGAAGTTAATATGGCTAATTATACAGGTGCTAACGTAATTGTCGCTGGAGATGTAACAAAGTATCAACCTGATGCTTTTGGTTTTGGTATTGCATCAGGAGACACAGAAGCAACAAATTTCTTTGCACAAACAACAAACGATATTTTAAGAAGATTAAGAATTGAATGGTGGCCTGTCTATAAAACTAATGTCTATACAGATATTACAGTTTTAAATACAAACGAGATGGTAGATACAAAAGTCAATTTAGACCAGTTTGAACGTGCTGGTGTATATTTATTTTTAGGAAGATTCTTATGTCCCGCTTTATCAAAGTTTAGACCTGAAACAGAAAAAGATAGATTTGAAAGAATGGCAGAACATTATCTATCAGAGTACAACAGAGAGTTTAGAGAAATATTAGAAGATGGTGTAGAGTATGATGCGTCAGGAGATGGAACTATTGTTAAAAATGAAAGAGAGTCTTTACACGGGTCAGGACGATTAGTTAGATAATGGCTATTGGTATAAAGATTAAAACCAACTCAAAACACATAGAAAAAAGATTTAAAAGGTTACAATCTAAGTTTCCCAAAATTATTGATAAAGGAATATTACAAGCTGGTTTTCAATTATTAGATATTATCAGAACTAAAACAGCAAAAGGTATTGATGTTAATTCAAGAAAGTTTGCACCTTATAGTTCAAGTTATTTAAAAAAATTAAACAGAGAGGGTAAAAAAACAGCAGTTGATTTATTTTATACGGGTCGAATGTTAAGTGCATTAACACCAAGCGGAAAAACTGTAAGAAAAACAGGAAAGCATAAAATAACTTTAGGTTTCTCTAATGCTGAAATGAGACAGAGAGCATTATTTAATCAAGTATTAAACGAACCTAAAAGAGTATTTTTTGGCTTTAATGATAGAACAGAAAAGATTATACAGAATACTTTTAATAAGTTTATAAAAAAACAATTTAGAGATATGAAATTATGAGTGTAAGAGAAAACATAGCATCAAACTTACTTACTGTTATAGGCAACATATCTAGCCCTATAACAATCAAAAAAGCTACAAGACAACCTTTTCCTATTGATGAACTTTCAGAACAGCAATACCCAGCAGTAATAGTTCAAACATCAGAAGAAACAAGAGATGATTCGGAACTAGGAAGTGGTGCAAGAACAAGACACGGCACGATTGATTTTATAATATCAGGTTTTGTTAAAGGTGCAGAAACTAACATAGACACTAAAAGAAACGAGTTAATCACAGCTATTGAAACTGCTGTTGAAACTGATATTACAAGAAATGGTAACGCATTAGATACAATGGTCGTATCTTGTGAAACTGACGAGGGTTCATTATTCCCTGTTGGTGGCATTAGAATGACAATTAGATGTATGTATGAATATCAATCAGGAACACCATAAGGAGATATAAATGGATAAAATTATAAACAAAATACAAAAGAAAATAGATGCAATAGAAAAATTACACGATAAGGAAAGTCTTATGTGTGAAGAAGTCAAAGACCTTTTAGAAGAATTAAGAGAAAATTCAGTAGAGGAGTCTATTGAAGAAGATGATTTAGACGAGGATTTTGACGAAGAAGAAATTGACGAGGACGAGGATAAGTAGTAAAAGGATTTATTATGGCTAAAGATATTAAATTATATAAAGATGGGAACGAAGTTACAATTAACGAAACTCAACTTGAAAATTTTATAGCACTTGGTTATAAGCAAGAAAACGATAAAAAAGATAAACCAAAAAAGGAAAATAAAAAATGGCAACACATCACGGAAAAGAAGGTGTAGTTAAAGCGGGTGGAACTGCAATCGGAGAATTGACAGGATTCACAATAGAAACTACTGCTGATGTTGTAGAGGATACAGAAATATCAGATGCAACAAAATCATTCTTAGCTGGAAGAACATCATTTTCAGGAACTTTAGAAATGAATTATGATGAAACAGACTCTCCTCAACAAACTTTAACTGTTGGAAGTTCAATAGCTTTTATCTTATTACCTGAGGGTGATACATCAGGAGACGAAAGCTTTACAGGTACAGGAATTGTTACAGGAATGTCAGTTAATAATGCTATGGACGCAGTAATATCAAGAAGTGTTACTTTTCAAGGTACAGGTGCTTTAACTAGAGGAACTGTCTAATATTAATTTATGTCAGTAATAGATAGAGTTAAAACTCACTTTGAGTCACTTCAAACGATTACGATTGAAGTTGAAGAATGGAAAGACGAACACGGCAAACCATCTATATTTTATTCTGAACCTTTAACATTAGAAGAAAAGAATATTATCTTTAAGAAGTCTAGTAATTTTCAAGACTTAAATGTTCTTGTTGATTTACTTATAATGAAACTTCAAGTTAAAGATGATAAAGGAAATCTTAAAAAAGCTTTCCAACCTGAAGATAAATTTGCTTTAAGAAAAAAAGCAGACTCTAATGTAATCGCAACTGTTGCTAATCGTATTCTTGTAGATACTAATTACGAGGAAGCCGAAAAAAAGTAGAAAGCGACCCTGATGTCAGGTCGCTATTAGTAATAGCAGACAGATTGCACATCACAATCCAACAAGTTTTAGATATGCCTGTAAGCCATTATAATCTTTGGTTAGCTTACTTGAAAAAAGAGCAAGATGAGTATAAAACAAAGAAATCACTAGCTGAAGCAAAAAGGTATAATTTATAATGGCAAATCAAAGACTCAATATAGACATAGTAGCACGAGATAAATCTCAACAAGCTTTAGGGAAATTACAAGGAAATTTACAAAGAGTAAGACAATCTGTATTTAATTTAAGAAATGCTTTTATAGGATTAGGTGCTGGTATAGTCTTAAAAGGTTTTTTTAATGCTGGAGTTCAAATAGAAAATCTTGAAGTTCAATTAAATGCTTTATTCAAATCAGCAGACAAAGGTAAGAACGCATTAAAAACACTTACTGCTTTTGCGGCAACAACACCATTTGAATTATCTAATATTCAACAAGGTGTAACTGCACTTGTTACTGTTAGAAAACAAGCTGAAGAAGCTGGAATATCGTTTGAAGAATTATTAACTATTACAGGTAACACAGCAGTTATTCTAGGTGGAGATTTTGCTTTAGCCGCATTACAAATTCAAAGATCATTTAGTGCTGGTATCTCTAGTGCAGAATTGTTTAGAGAACGAGGTGTTAAAGCAATGGCGGGTTTCAAAGAGGGAGTTAGTATAAATG